TAACATATTTTATAGTTAACACGAGTGTTTAAATCAACTGTTACGTTCTTTCTCATCTTGAGACGAGTGATATTAGAAGTAATTGAGGTTTCTGCATCATCAATTACCTTTTGAAGTTTGGAGAATTTGAATTTTCCACCAAACTTATTAAACTCAGACCCTTTATTGAGCAGTGTTAGGGTATTTATTACTACATTCTTAATCTGATCCTGTGTTCTACGTGTTACATTAGGGTTATAATAAACAAAACTAGTCAAATCAATGTATAGAACAGATGGATCAACGATTTGGGGTTGAATTGCAGCAACAGAATACTCTCTGAGCTTCTTCAAAATGACATTTTTCTCTGAAAGAGATAATTTATCAGCATTTTTTGGTTTAATTGACAAAAATACCTTTCCATATTGAGGTGGAGATGCCTCCTCACCGCCATAACAGGCAATAGAAGAGACATTCGTGTAAATTTGTGGTATAATTGCTTCATAATCACGTGTTGAGACTGCTCTACCGAACGCAGAGTAGAATTTAGGAGCAGCAAACTTGATGGATTCAGTAGTTTCTTGTGCAGAACCCCCATCTGGCTTACTTACAAGGCTAATTGTGATGCCAGAAGTGATTGCATTGTTCTGATCATCCCTAAAATTACCAATATTAGTGAAAACTTGCAATCCATTTGCACCAGTTCCTGAAGAAGTGGTGTAAGTAACTGCAACTACGTCTCCATTTGCCAAATCTTTACCTATAGTACCGTCTCCAAAGAGTACTTCAGGTCTTTCATACTCAGATTCTTCTAAGAAATAGACTTTTGATTCAGAATTTATCTTAGTAACGTCTGTTGCTTGTAGATATCTCTCTACAACAGTACCAGAAGTAACCCTTACACGCATTGTTGAGGTATCTGCGTTAGAGTTAGTTAAGATAAAACGCTGTCTTTGGTTAATATCACGTACAAATGTATCAGTTAGGTATACACCTTCTGATAATTCTAAGTTTGAGAACGTTGCGATACCCGATAAACTATCAACTGACTGGGCAATATCAACAGGAGTAGAGAATACAAAGTTATTATTATCTAATCCTGTGAAGTTTAGTACTAATCCAGCATTAAGAGTTACAGTTTTGGGGTATGGGAACGTTGTCTGAACTGAAATATTGACAATTGTTTTAGAAGAACGTGCAGAAACTGGTGTATAACCAATCATCCTAGCAAGCTTTACAACATTCTCACGTAAAACCGCTGTCTCAAGGAAACCTTCATTAACTGCAAGGTTAGCATTTACACTTGTATAGTAAGTATTATATGCAAGAATATCAATTAACACCGTCAAGGACGATCCCTCGAAGTCATAGTCCGAGAATTGGTCCTGTGCCCTGAGGTAACTTTTTATTTGTGCCTTGATTTGATTAAATTCAAGGGCATTAACCTGTTGAAATGCCATTACGGTTTAAATGCAAGTTCTAAATTATCAACTTTTGGAGGTATACCAGTAATTAAATATTCTATTCTTGCAAGAAGACTGTTATTATCGGGTTCAAATAATGTTTTAACCGTAAATACTAGTACTCTTGGTTCATGAATGTTGATAATCTTTCTTAAATTCTCCGCAATTTCTGCCTCTAAAGCAGGTGTATGGTTCTCAAATAACAAACCAATGATGTTACCACCGAACTTATGATCGAAAGGCTTTTCATACCAATTGTACATAACAATATTTTTGACAGACTGCTTAATGGCTGCCTCGTTCTTTAGTGAGAGAACGTCGTCAGTCACCGCATTTTTTTCAAATGTCAAAGAGAAGTCGCGGAAGGACTTCGATATTAAAGCCATTCTGTACAGAATATACCTTCAATATATTTATACCGTTTTTTGTAAACTAATTGTTACCTGCGTTAACAGAGTAGAAAGTGTACTTCAAAAACAACTCTTCACCCTTCTTAATCTCTCTAATAGTTCTCATATGATATATCTTCCCCCACTCTTCTTCTTCAAATACTTTGATGCAGTTAGGATCTTCACTATGATTAACGAACCCTCCTAGAGGTGTCCTCATAATGTCATCATCTACTACAACGTGTGATATACCAAGGTACACGTCATCAGGTATATCGCTTAAAGCAAATAAACCCTGTCCTGCGACAGGGCTATCTTTTACGTGTATGCATTTAGGCAATGCTTGGTACATTATCTACCCTGCCCACGATATCTCTTCTTTGCACCATTCCTAGAAGTAGCAGAGTATTTAGAGTGTTGTCCTCTACCCTGTCTTGTCTTCTTGGGGATTGATTCCACATATTGTTGTGTACCAAACCCACCACTTTTTGTTTTTGCCATAATTACGGACCTGCGAATACGTTAGGTGAACCTTCTGCAACACTAGTACATGTTGCATCCCCTATTCTACCACATCCTACGCCATTTACAAATACGGTTGTACTTCCTGTTGTAATAGGAGCACTATGACCAGGACAAATGGGGCCAGGTAGAAGATGACCTGTGTTGTTATCACCCTGACGAGAGATAGGTATGCTATTACAGAAAACATCAGGGGAACCCTGTGCTCTGGTCATACCACTACAATGTGATACGTCTGCATCACCTATCCTAGTTACTGCTGGCATTACTTTCTCTCCCGTGTCATTAACGTGTGTAGGTACTCAGAATACTTACTCATCTCATTATGCTGTTCTTCAGTATGAGGACTAGGTATATCATTTACCTTGAATTTGATTAAGTGGTCAAAAGTATCTGGAAGATCTCGTACCCTAGTAAAGGTTCTAAGTTCTCCCTTTTCTTTTATTATAAATTCACCCTCTAATTCATCCATGGTCGTTTTATTTCTTTGATTTATTTAGAGACCGACGACGCGATTTTCGCGGTTTTTTCGCCTGTAAACTATCTACTTTCCAAAACACAAACATACTCAAAGATGTCCAAAAGAATATTGTCCACCAAAAATTACTCATGCCATTCATCCAATGCTTCTTTAACTATTGCTTTCATCTCTCTCCTTTGTCTTTTATTCAAAGAACCAAAACGACTGTCTATCCACTTCTTACAATACCAGAAGGCAAATAGAACTGCTAGTAGGGCAAAACCCTCACCCCAAGACAAACTCCATGCCCACTCAAAGAACTTCCACATAACTTACTCCTGTATTTGATCTAGTCTCAGATAACTACTCGCAGGAACGTGTAGTTCTGAAATCTTTTTATCATGTTCACATACTACATCAACTAGTTTCTCATATTTCTCCGAGCCAGGTCTCTTCATCATTAAATTAGACTTGGCAACCTTTTCTTCCAAGGCGACAAGTCTAGCGAGTATTTCTTCGTTTGTTAAAGGCATAATAAAACAGTGTCAGTTAAACGTTTGCAGTTGCAAGTCTTTCCTTATCTAGGAAACGTTCTTGAAGATCATAGTTTAATCTCCAATTAGAGGTATTCACATAATACCCAATAATACCAGACCCGTCACAGTTATATCCATATCCAGTAACAGGTTCTCTACAACCGTCAAGGTCGAAAGTTTTTCCTGACATCAGATAGTCGTGATACTTGGTGTCTAGTGAGATCATTGGTGGAACTGGGAGGGAGGTTTAGTATATATGTTTATTATATCATGATCTCCACATATTGTCAAAAAAGGTCTGGGCGAATTTTACAGAAAAAAATATATTTGTTTTAGCGTGCGACCGAATGCAAGACTTTGTAGCCTAGCTCGATATGGAACCTTAAGCTAAGGCACCCCCCATGGGCAGCACCCGAAGGGGGCACTGCCTCAGAGAGTGGGTCAGATGTGCGGTGGTGCAATCTCGGCACGCCATCCCAACCTTGCAAAGTCTTCTAGAATTTCCAAGGCAGACTCATAAGTTGAAAAACTAATCAGTCTTGGATTTTGTTGCTGGTTTGTCCAATAACGAACCTTTGTGTTGATTTTGCTCATGTGAGAAATTAGGGTGAGAGTTCAGGAAATAATAACGGATGAAAGAATCATGCTTAAGCAGATCATATGTTGATGATGTGATCATGCGTTTACTTCCATCCATTTGAATTCTGCCTCAGTCCCGCACTTCCATATTGTCATTGCTTCCATCTGGTCGGTTGCCCATGATAGTGCAATGTCTTGGATGCGGTCGAAGTCACCGCCAAACTCTGCATTTGCTTTGAGTTCGTTACCCCATGATGAGGGTTGGACTGCCCATGATGTCATAATGAAAAACCTCTTAGTGAAATGGTATAATGGAAAAGCGATCAATGACGATCGCTGATATTCCATGTGCCTGTTGGGTGAGATCTGAAAGTGAAGTCATCCTCGGCGAGTTTTGTCAATGCTGCCATCACCGCCTTGTCTTGTATTGCTGCCTCATTCATGAGTACGCATCCGTCGAACATTGGGCGAAGGTCAGAGTTGAACATTGGTTGATCGTTTGACATGTCCTAATTATAGCAGGTGGGCATAGGATGGAAACGGGAAGCGGCGAAGTCTTAACACTCTGTTGTGAAAATTCAGGCCGCCCCGCTGATCATAAATCCAGAGCAACGACAAAAGTTGCCCATGAAAAACGGGCGACCCCGACGGGCACCCGTATGAATAAGAATTTCATGATATCAGACAAAGGCGATCTCTGCTGATTCTGACCTGCTGTACATGATGCATTCCTGGTTGAATTGCTTGGCGTACGTCGCGCCGATCGATTTGAGGTTTTGGACAATGGAGTCAGATCCCGTAGAACGTTCGTCAACGGTGACTGAAATTACCTTGCTATTTTCCAAGGTGCCTTTGTAAATTCCGATCGCATCCGTGATAGTTGCAAATTGGAGAAGAGGGCAAATCTCAGTCTCGACGAATTGCAACCACATCTGATTCGTGACCTTTCCCGCATTTGGGATATTCATGCCAAGGGTGATGCTGTGGGTTTGCATAGTGTCCTGTGTTGAACATTCTAATTGTACACCCTCCAGCGGGGTCAATTCAACACTGAGTGTGCAGGTTGTTCAACTGTCCATGGGCGGCCGGAATTGTTTCATAATGTTACGTTGTCCGCTTTGGAATTTTTACTGGTGCGATCCGTGTGTATAATATGGGAGTACCAAACGCCAGCATCTAAATGCCAGCATCCGCTAAGTCTGCAACCGTCTCAACTGCTAAAGCAAAACCAGCACGCAAGACCAGAGCACGCAAAGCAACCGCCACCCCTCGCACTCGCAAGGCAGCGGCAACAGATAAAGTGATTGCAGAAGTTCAAGCAGTCCTCGACTCCACCCCATCCCCTAAGAAGGTTGAAAAGGTCGAAACTTCAAACCCTACAAAGTCAATATTTGACTTTAAGGATTTAACCGCACTCAGAGGACTTGACTTAATCGTGCTCCCTCTGATCTTCCTAGAAGCGTTCACCGTGAACATTCTACAGAACGCAGGTTTCACAGTTCCTGCACGTGTGGCAATCAAATAACTGTCACAAGCACCCTTCCATAGGGTGCTTTTTTCGTTTATACTTAAACTGTCAACCAAAGCGATTTCATTTCAATGATCCTTAGACAACTCGGTTCTAATCAAACTGAACTTTCACTTAATAACGGCACTTCGTTATTTTTCTCTTACGAGACCCCTGTTGCTGGATACTCTCCAGATTTGGGTTGGTTCAAAACTTCGACCTATTATTCACGGACAACATCCAAGCACATCAACCAGTATTTCAAGCACGCCGACAAAGACAAAATCAGAATTGTTTCAAATGATGTCATTGTCGAGATGTGTCACCCTGAGGGTGTAAAATAGGTACATGAGAAACCTTCAAATCTCAGAAGCAGAAGAAACCGTCCTCGTTCAGATGGCGTGTTTCTTCAACGATTGCGGGATACCTGATGACTTCGATCAGGCAGCATACGATTCCCTCTTCGAGAAAATTACCGAACCTTCACCCTTTGATTATGTCTGAAACCTACCTTGAAGATCTAGCGGAAGCAATCTTCGACCAAATCGTCACCGAGAATTTCAAAGACCTCACACGTGCAGAAGAAGCACTCGTTTATGAAATTGCCTGTGATCGAGCATACGAGGGAGTCTAGCACTCCCTTTTTTCCTGTCCCATTATTTTAAAAGAACACTATGCCAAATTGGTGCAATAACCGTCTCACCGTATCAGGTGAAGACACCGAACAGGTCGCAAAGGTTAAATCATTTTTAGAAAGTGATACCCCATTTGCGGACATCTACCCCGAACCCGATTGGAAGACGATTCCCCTCCCTGCAGATGAGGTTGAATCATTAGGTCGCAAGCGTGGCAATCCTGGAGAATTGCCTGAGTATGTGGAAATTAAAAACCCTAAGGGCGAGGTCATGCACAAAGGATATGAATTCAAATCCACAGGGTGTCAAGATGATAGGTGGTATAATTGGCGTTGTCAAAATTGGGACACAAAATGGGACATTCACCGTGACCATGTAGAGTTTGGTTATGAAGATGAAAATTACTTCGTTTGCCATTTTGACACAGCATGGAGTCCACCTGAGGGCATCATACACAAATTACGTGAAGACTTTCCCGACCTGAACATCTCATTAATGTATGATGAACCAGGAATGGAATTGGCGGGGTACGTTTAAAATGAACCAATTCAGAATCGAATGCTCAGAGGTGAACTATTTCACCGTACTAGTTGAAGCAGAGACCGAAGATGAAGCGAGGGAACTTGCCCACGCAAATATAAATGCATTTGACGTTGAGGATGAGTACGTCTCTGAATGGACAATCGAGACAGTAGAAGAATTATAAAAAATCCGGCCGGAATCCAATCCACAAACTGTCACAAGGTTTGTGGAATTGGGGTCGTGATCGTGTAATATTAAGGTATGAAATTCAAAGACCAATTCACGATCACACTCAATTCAGAGCAGCACGCTCTTTTAAATGAGTGTCTCAGCGGGGTTGCCTCGCTCGACTTGCCTCCTTCTCTAGATGACAATTTCGACCAACTTTGGGAAAATGTCATCGAATGCGATCACCAAATTATTGAGGACATCTCATGAGTACAATTTCAGAATTTTACAACGGTCTCTTAAAAAAAGGATACACTGAACGTGAGATCCGAGAGAGTTCACAGCGACACGCCCAACGGGTCGCGCCTGATTGGTTCAACGGAACCTACTCAGAATATTTGGAAAGTATGCATGATTTTCTAAATGGCATGTAATCAATTCGAGGATCTGCAGGAGTATACATTCCTGCACGATATCCTAGGCAAGTTCACCGTCATGGAAGACAACTTGCCCGATGCCATAAAAAAAGTGCCACCCTCTGCAATTCTAATTGCAGTGAACGGCGACCCTCGCTTCTGAGGGTCTTTTTTATGCGGTCCGGCCGACATATGGAAATTTCGGCCGCCCGTGGTCAATTATATAACTGTCACACAGGTACGTAATAACATAGACCCTCTGTGAGATAATATTCACATAACTGTTCATACTGTGGAAATTCCTCTATGAGATCCGTGTCTAGCAATAACTGGGCGAGGTCTATGCTCGCCTTCCAGTCTGCCTTGCCTGTGTCGTACAGGTCGATTAGACGTTTTAGTTCAGACATCTTCCTCCAGGTAGTCAAGGTGTTTGGTAAGTCTACCTTTATTTGCTATATCATCCAAAAAGCCATCTATGGCTAAATCTTCAATTTCTCTTAATTCCTTCTTTTTTTGACTAAATGATCCTTTCTTGCGAGTTCCTCGGTAATCCCAAGTTTTTGCCATTTTCTTCGGTTTTTTACTAAACTGACGTAATTTGAACTAAATCGCCACTTTTGAGCGAATCATTATAAAATCGTCCAAGTGAAATACTTTCAGGGTTTTTCACAAAACCTTCCAGTTTCGTCAAAAGTTTCGAGCTTGCAGGTTTCCACTTATACTCGTAAGTTTTCTCATTTCCTGAGAAATTTATGAGAACCTTGGATCCTTGCACGACTATCTTATCTATGGCAGAACTGAGTTCGCCGATGTCAAATTCGTGTTTCTTTGCGGGCATGGGAATTGTTTTCTATACAGTTATTATAGTACATTTGGGTGGAAAAAGCAAACTCGCAGGACACTTAGAGAACTGGCACAGGGTCGCTTGACTTTTGGTACACTGCGGGCTTAGACCCAAACAACATCAGACATTACAATGGAATAGTACGGGCATACTACTTTAATTAAATATTTCTTAAATCATAGAGTAATCTTAACGTTTTTGTGATATAATACCTAGGTACCTGCGGAACACCGAAGTATCCCTCCCAATTCACCCAGTTTTGGTATAATGTGATACCAAAATACTTAGCGGGAACTGCGCGTATACTCTGTAGGTACTTCATACTCACTCCAAGGTCATTCTACGTAGACTTCGCTTCAAAAAAATCGGCGGCGACTGCGATGTCCTCTGTTGACTGAGAAAACGTATCACAAAACTGATATACCCTATGGTTTATCTGTCCTGCCCTACGTCCTACTGACATAAGGCATTCTCTTCTACGTTTTAATAGTCTTTCTACGTCTATGTCATCCATTACCCTTACCTACCTTTAGTATTGACTTATTAGTCGTACCATATTGTGAATAGAGTTTAGCGTCATTAATCGCTTGGTCGTCTGTTTTAAATGGACCGTATGATTGTGGTACGTCCTGATAGTGCCAATATATTCCTCTTCTCTTTGGTTTTAGTTCGATCACGATGTCTTGATTGACAACTGAGAATTGAACTTTCTTAGTTGATTTTGCCATTAGAAGATCTAGGTAGGATTTGATGCCAATAGTCTGGATAAACCAGTACATTGACTTGATTGTATTTACACTTGCTTGTTGCAGCAAGATCGGGATCTTTGTCCCATTGGTGAGTACATACGACTATGTACTCTGTTGCGATGAATTTAATAAATGCTTCATCTGACCCATCATATGAACATAGGTCACCCACTTTCCATTTATCCTGTTTAGGCATGTGTCAGTTACCAAAACCATTACCCTTACTTAGGTCAGTTCTTTGGACATACAATTCACGTAGAGAGCGTTTCATGTATTGTACCTCTTCATCACTAAACATGAATGGATCACGTTCAGAGATCTTTAGGGAACGTTTGATATCCTTAATCAATTTAGATAAGGATGCGACTGTCTCTACTTGTTGCATTTGGGTTTCTGGTCTTAGTTTCATGGGTGACCTATGTATTGAACTTATAGATCGGTTAGGTCTGTATCTACACGCTCCTGAATGTCATCTAGCACTGCTATGATGTCATTACCATTGTCAGCGTTCTCAAGAAGGAAATGTGCGAAAGTTTCAGACATTGAATTAAATGCGTAATTGGATTTGAATGGTGCCCTCAGTCTGATTTGAACAGACAACCTATGCTTTACAAAAGCATTGCTCTACCGTTGAGCTATGGGGGCA